TTCAGCTTTTGCTTTCTTTCCTTCCATGTATGAAGGATGAGTACCGAAATGTTTCTCACGAATGTGATTGAATAAATCGATATCAGATGAGTCCCTTTGACGAAGATGAGCGACAGAATCCTCTCTTTCAGCTTTCTTGTGCAAGGACTCTAAGTCACTTGCAACCAATGCAGCAGCATGTTTCTGGTGATCAGGATGTGATAAAGCCCGAGTCCTTGCCAGCTTATCTGCCTTGGAATTAGTAGTAGTATCCATTCCTTTATTAGCTGCCAAACACAGACCATCTTTATGTACACCAGATTCCTGTCTATCACCAGAACCGCCTTCACACCCCTTGGATGCAGCCGGGCACGTACGAAGAACCTTACCATTACCTAGATTAGCTGTACCTGGTGTTAAGCGAACTGCACCAACGACTGCTCCTTTGCCTTCATGTGGTCCACGAGGAATAACATAATCCTTCCCGGCCATCTTATGCTTCTTAGTCGATGTAATAATATTACCGCTGAATTTAAGAGGTTTCTCAAAAACACTCTTTGGTAACGGATTCTTCTTATTTTCTGGTTTTGCGTTGTGTTCTGCTCTTTGTTTAGCATAACTTTCGCCGAATTTCTTTTCATCTTCAGTACGCAAATCAGTATTTTTGAAATGTTCTTTTGCAGCCTTTACAGCAGCCTTCCTGTCATCTTTTGATTTTGCATAATGAGCATCTATATGAGATTCTAATCCAGTTTTGATTCCTTTGATACTTTCCTTTTGTGCATCTTCATCATAACCTGTGATATTTTCTTGCAAATCAGTGAACGTGTCATATTCATCATAATTACAAAGCAAAAATGCCATAAGTTGATTGTGTTCGTGAGATTGGATATATTGTTTGAATTTTTTCATTTTTTGAGTTCTTCCGCTAAAAGTTTATTTAAATCCTTACTTGAGCCGCTGAATATTATATTCGTTTGATTCTGTACAGCTGTGCCAACATTTGGTCCTGTCTTCTGTCCGGCTTTAGCTGTCTTTGCTTCCGCCTTATCTTTATTCAATGACAATAAATTCTTATTGACATCTGACATTGTTTTAATGAGTCCACTTAATGCTGTAATAGCAGCTGGACTCTCAGCCTCTCTGACAACTCTCATAGCAACATCAAGTGCCTCTGCTCCTTTTTCTGCTAATTCGTATGTTCTGGTACGAGCATAGACAAAATCCTCATCTTCAGCTCCATCCTCCACTACTGTCATAGAATTGCCAGTAGAATCGATTACTTCCACTGGTTTAACATCGAACATCTTTGCTAACGCTTGTGTCATAAAATATCAGTTGTTATTGTGCTATTTATTGTGTAGACATCATTCACATTTGCTGTGATTGGGTCAACCTTGACTTCTATTTTAGTATGTGTTGGTTTATTATATTCATAACCCATATTAACAATGACATCTTTTATGATTGCACTGTTAGTCATCATAGGGCCAAAGAAATCCATTTGTGCTGCAAATGTAAAAATCTGATTCACTGTTCTTACATCTTCAGGAGAACCCTCGAATGCATCCTCTACTTGATATGCTTGCATCGTAATAGGAATATCTTTGGTAATTTGATATTCCGGTAATATCTCATAAGTCAATGATAGATACGGTTGGAAATATGGGAGGATTTGTTCTAATATTTGCAATGAATCATTGTTATCTTTAGTTAAAGCATATACATTGAAAATTACATCGTATGGTGTTGGTGGAAATATTTTTCCTCTGCTTCCATTAACTACACCTAGTGCATACGAGCCGTTAACCCCGACTTTTCTTAGTGGTGCATATCGAATGTCTATCATCTCAAATGACATGCGAGGTAGAGTCATTTTTACTTGTGGTGCAGTCAAATCATTCTGTTCCCTAATTCTTCTTAACCACTTGTTTTTAGGAGCATATTCAATTGGCACTTCATATATTTTTAATTTATCTCCATTTTCAGCACGTTTTGTTATTGTGATTCCTGAGAATATATCCCCAAATGCAGTGAAAAACCTCAGTATGTGTTCGTGATAGAAAGGAGTTTGATTGAATAAGCTCATGCGAATGGATTAATTACAGTTGATTTGACTTTTATAGCACCAGGACTAAAGTCGGTGCCACTCTCTCTTATTGCTGGAATAGGTGTAACATCCAATAATATATATCCACCTTGTTCGTATATTAATGCGCCGCCATTCTCTGCTAATAATTGATTATCAAGCAAATCTTTAGAGTTCAATGCAAATAGGTCGATATGTTCAACCCCAGTATCGATTTCTTCATTATTATATTGGAATGCCTCGCAGGATAGGTAATATTGATAATTTCTACCAAGAGCGAAGAATTCTACATCATGGTCAACAAATTTTATCTCAAGGAGAAATTTAGTAATTGGGTCATATATCAAATCGCCTTCTCTTGGTCTGATATAATTTTCTATATCAAATATAGCTTCACTTGTGATATTTTCGCCATGAAGAACAAGTCCTGATTCTAAAAGAATTTTACTTGCTCCATTTTCATTTAATATCTCGAATTGATTATTATCAAATTGTGATGCTATTTCATATTCCCATCTAGTCTTATGGACAACAAGTTTATAAGAATTTCTAATTTCTAACCCGAATTTGGAGAACATTTCTTTATCTCCTTGAAATCCTTGGCTGTCGGTTAGATACATTTCGATTGGTATAGCAACTTTGAATTTGCTTATTACATCTTCGCCGAGTATCAAATTTTCAATTTGGACATCTCTCGGCAAATAATAATATGTTTCGCCCATTATTTGAATAGATTCACGCACAAAACCATCAATGAGATTCTGTTCGAGTTCTCTATTTTTATGGAAAAATGGGTTTGTTAAACTTGACATTTTATCCTACAAAGAATGCTAATGGAGCTGAAGAATAAATTGCCTCTTCTTGCAAATCTTTTATTTCTTGTACAGCTTCGTCGTATGTAGTTTGACCATCATAAATTAATCCACCTGGCAATTGAATACCTTTGTATTTTTTCAAATTAGAGCCCCATTGCTTTTTCATAAGTGCCGTAACATATTTTTTCAACCAAATATCGTCATATATTTCAGTGAACTCATTTTCGTCAATTGAACGATAAACTTCTGCTGCTACTATATCACCTACTCTTACATCAGTTCCCCAGGCAATTTCTAATGTCAATCTGTTCATGCGGCGATTAAAAGAGAAATTCTTCTCTTTTTTCATAATGAAATCCAAATGACCAAGATAATTCATTGTCTGCCAATACATACTAGCACCAGCCTTGGTTAATGCTTGGAGTTCTGTCATCATTATCTGATATTGCATATTGAACATATAATCAGATGAACCCAATATGCTCGTTATATTCAATATACGAGTCACACCTATTATATTATCACCCGCCTCAATCCATCCATTATCTACATCACCTAAAACAATTGACCTGATGATTGTTGTATAAGTCAAGTCGCTATTTTTAACCTCTTGATTTATAACGAATTTTTCATACCCAATTTGTCGATTTATCGTTATTGTATTGGTAGATACCTCGACGATTTCAGCGAACGTTTTACCATCAATAGCACTGACTTTAGTACCAACCTTGAACCCCGTAGCATCATCTACATATAGCTTTGTGCCAGTTATCTTGTGAACTAGAAAGTCTCGCTCGATGCCATCAAAGTGATATTCTACGAACCAATGCAGTCCGTCACTTATTGCATCTTCGATTTGCTCTGGTGTAATCTCGATGTTATTAATGCCACCACCGAGGTGTCTAAGTGCATAATCTGCAAGTTGTTGTCTGCTGTTGATTGCCATAAAATCCCTTTATCCTCGACTCTTCATTCTAGCATTTCTGTATGCTTCTGGTACATCACCTCCGTAGCCATGGTCTCTAGCAACAATATGTTCTTGTCCAGTATGAGGATGTTTCCATACACCAAGATTGCCAAGTTGTCTATAATCATCAGGCGGTGCTGCAAAATTACCGTGATAATCAGTGAATTTTTGTACTAGTGGATGTTCATCCACATGGTCTAAATGAAAATCATTAGATGTGGACCAATGTCTACCATTATTTCTATTGTGGAATCTTTCTAATGAATTGCAGAAATCATCATGCGAAATTCCATTAGGATGACTCTCGCACTTTGTCAATTCTTTAAATTTAGATTTAGTTATTTTATCACAATGACCAACAGTAGAATGCACTGCTTTATCGTAATCGTGGTCTATCAGCGGTGGAAATATACCATCTTCGTTGCTGTGATAATGCCCATGTTCATCTTGAGACAACGTCCTATGATGATTATTCACATGATAATCACCATTTTCTACGTGGTTCTGCATCTCGCCTAGAGACATACCATTGTGTTCAGCCTTATTGTGAAACTTGTCAAGTGAACTTCTAATTGCTACTTTAGTGCCAATCTTCATGCTAGCTGATTTGCCATCGATAATTACTTTTGCAGGTTCATCGTGTTTCAGATAAGCCCTAGAGGAACCCTTTGGCATATTACCTTCTATACCAGTTTTCTCTCCTCTTGCAGTCAAGTCTTTTATCTTTTTTGCTATTAGTGTCTGTTTTGATGTAGATGATGCTTTGTTCTTAACCACATCTTGAAGTTCAGGATGGAGTGATTCTACTATCAATGAGTTTAAAAAGTCTTTGAATTTCATGCTTGCCTCGACAATGAATCTACTAATTCAGAAAGAGAATCATAACCTTGTTCTGCTTCTACTATGCTTGTCTCTGATACAAATCCGTAATACAAGTCATCTTTACAAAGCACATTGAACCCATTTATTTCTCGTACTTCAAAGGAATCTTTTACTTTATCGATATGTTCTTGAAGTGGTGTCTTTTTGATATCAGTAGATGCGTTAGCAGTTGACCATTCCGCAGCAGTAAATCTAAGAATAAAATCGACACGAGACAACTTTTGTTGTGTTGTTTGTATCCAATTCTGATTCACGAAGTCCCATGTATTAAATTTCATGTCAGGAATATCTTCATTAAATTTAAAGACAGTATATCCTTCAGATGATTTAAAATTAGAGTCGACAGTAGAAACACCAAACCAGTTGTCTTTTGTAATTAACCAATAAGTCATTATTTGTTTATCTTTCTTTGTTCGAACAACATTTGCCGCAAAAGTTGTTTGGTCTCTTTTTGTTCATCTAACATCAGTTTTGTTCGCTCATCCAATGTTGCTTGACCTTCTTTTAATTGGACGATTTCTTGTTGCACTTGTGCTTGTGATTTAACAGCTTCTTCAAGTGTTTGTACTTTGGTTGTTGTTTCTGCCCATGCCATGCCAGATGCAACGAGGAATGCACCAAGGAACCAATAATCTTTAAGCAATTTTAGAATCTGTTCTTTGTTCATTTAACGGTTTTCCACAATGAAAGCAACGTCTATTATTCTTGATGAATTGCCAAGTGTTACAGAAAGAGCATTTAATCATTTATTTATCATTCGCTTTATGAATTCCCCATGTCTTGCCGAACTCTTTTGCATCTATCTTATCGACATTAACAGTACCATATCCTCCACCATAATCATTTGCTATGTGTTTTTTATGAAACCACAAAATGTGTTTATTGTATCCAGCTGCATTTTCTCTATCTTTAGTCACATTTGCATGATTTTCGTCATGGATGTCGTGTTGGAGAGTTTCGGCTGTATCAGAATCATATCCAAGATGTTGCATTACTTGATTATCATAAGGAATTGGCACTAAACTTGGCTTTATCTTTTTGTGTTTGATAATGTGTTTATAATCTTTGTCGTCGATTCCACGGAACCAATGTTCATCTGAATCAGATTCCTTAAGTTTTAATAACTCTTTATAAGAAATCATTTTAAATAACATCGAGCAATTGTTTAACTGTTATCATTTTGCTCTCTTTGATTGTATCTAATCTACTTTTAGCCATGCGTCTGACATCAGAATCTTTATCATCCAGTGCTTTAGCTATGTGTTCTTTAGTAGCATTTGGATGACTTATTGCTTCTGTTCGTACATCAGCATCTTTATCATTCAGTGCTTTATCCAAGTGTTCTTTAGTTGCATTTGGATGACTTGCAGCTATCATACGAACATCAGTGTCTTTATCATTTAATGCTTTATCTAGATGTTCTTTAGTTGCATTTGGATGACTTACAGCAGTTCTACGTATATCAACATTTCTACTATTTAATGCTTTATCTAGATGTTCTTTAGTTGCATTAGGATGACTTGCTACCGCTTGTTGCACGAATGAATTCTTATCATTCAATGCTTTATCTAAGTGTTCTTTAGTTGCATTTTTATTTTTTGCTGCCGATTCGCGGACTGGCCATTCTTTATCATTCAATGCTTTATCTAGGTGTTCTTTAGTTGCATTTGGGTGATTGGCGACACCTGCACGTACATCAACATCATCATCATTTATTGCTTTATCTAGGTGTTCTTTAGTTGCATTTGGGTGCAATATAAAATTTTCACCAGAATCATCATAAACATCTTTGTGTTTATTATAAATAATTGAACCACCTTTATGTTCGCCAGATAATGCTTTTGATACACCTTCACAGTGTTTCTTAAATCCTGCGTGATCTATACCATAATGAGAATCTACAGCATAAGCAGTATGCCCCTTATCATTTAAATATGGTTGATGTGTACATCTAGCAATTTCTTTGCCAGTATCATCATGCAAATACGATACAACAGTCCCGTGTTTTACTTCTGGTTTTAGATAAGATTTATTTGAACCAGTATTGAAATTTTTGCATGAACCGTTTTCCCACGATTGACCATGCGATGTTTGACCAGCTACTCCTTCTGCTGATATAGTCGTTCTAACAGTAAGTCCTTTAGCTGATTTGGCTTGTCTGGTCGAATCATTTTCAAAACCTCGTTTTATATCATCTGGTGCTTTATGTTTGTCTAGTAGTTTACCGATACGGACTTGTCTACCATATTCATCTGTAGTCTTTCCTTCTTTGTACTCATCAGAATGAATTTCTTTACCTAAATGTCGCTCGATTTGTTTATGTATTTCAGATTTATCTATTGAACCTTCTAATGGTTCAATTTTATCATCTATGCCTTTACCGAAATAATGGTCAGTTGCCTTAATTGATTTTGGTGACCTTGGCCATTTAGATACTTTTGTCTTTTCGTCATCAGTAAGGTATTCAAGCAGTTGTTTAACTGTTATCATTTTGTTTTCCTTAATAATTACCGTGCCCAAACCATCTTACTGACCAATAAATGACTTGCTTTCTCCATTTGCTACTCCGAGTACTCCCATCGCTTCAAATAAGATATCATCTGCATATTTCTTTGAGCCTATTGCATTATCATAAAGATAATCATGTACTATTGCGGCTTTTGCATATTCACCGTGTGGTGGCATTAACCACCAAAATACACGAGGTATACTAGCTAAATCAGTTACAAATCCAGACGGCACTGAAATGACATCATCACTCGGATATTTGCCCACATGATATTCAAACTTTTCTAATAATTTCCACTTGAAATTATCTAGTAATTCGAGATGTGCTGGAGTAGTAAATTGACTCATTCTGATTTTGTTTCTTTTGTAAATTTAGCACCTACGTATTTAGACCACGCACTAGATGCTCCTAATGCAGCTAAATAAATCGCTAATATCTCGGCTGTCAATGTACCTAATGCAGACATTTTAGCAATAGCCCAAGTAGATGTTAAAATTGCTATCACTTGTCCTGTTCTAGTGATAGATGCTTTTTTCGTTGCTGGGTCAATGATATAATCAAAAACATTAAAAACGGAATCTGCACTCTTGTGTGCTTTGTACATTAATATAAAAATAATGCTGAAAATAACTAAATGTGGTATGTAAAGTTGAAGCTGGTCTAACATTTTATTCTCCTAATGCGATGTTGTTATGTGACATTCGTCAAATGTCACATTCTTTTTTGTACATGCAATTATCGCATTTCATAGAAAAGATTTCATTCACTGTCCCTAGTTTTGCATTCAAATTTGCATTTTCTATCGCCAGTTCGTGTATCGTGTCTGTTGCAATTTTCAAATCGTGTGATAATGTATTAACTATTGTTTCAAGTTGACTAACATGAGCAGACAAGTGTTTAACTTCTACTGATAATTGTCCTACCTTATTAACAGCCTCGTTTTTTTCATTGTCAGTTTGAATCAATCTCTCAAAAAGATGTTCTTTATCTTTTTTAAGTATATCCCGCTCATTTTCTAAATATTGTATCAAGTCTACTTCAGCAGAATCTTTCCTTATTTCTAATGAATCCTTTGACAGTTTCCTTCTAATCCATAGCGCCGCACCTGCCGCGGCGATTAATATGGAAAATATTATAGTGAATATGTTATAGCCAAATTGAGAACTCTGTTGTATTACATCTATAGTTTCTTTGACTGGCATTTGATGTCCTGATTTGTTTTTGTATTTATTTTAGGGTATCTGCAAAGAATCCACCAAGTAGAAAGACCAATAACAAATGTAGGAGCCAAAGATGCGCCGGTTGCTGTATATCCAGCCTCAATCAATCCACTTTCTAAAAATAGAGATAGTGATATATAATTCCACAATATAAATCCATTTATAGCTTCGCCAATAAATGATAATTTATCTGTTTTATCTTTAATCAAAGCAGAAAATGTAATCATTGCATGAGCAAATGAAAAAATTATCCAAAATAACTCATATAATTGAGGTGTAAAGAAATAATGAACTGACATCGCAAGAGAAAACAATAAAGATGATATGCCTACTGCGACTCTAGTTGTCAACAAATCACACGTAAGAAGTATCTTCATCAGTCTGTATTTCAAATAATCTCTTTTAAAACAATTAATAATTGACATTTCTATTCCTATTCAATCCATGATATGTGCGCTGATGCATATCCTGTACCAGCTCTTGATGTTGCATAGATTACAAACATTTCAGATAATTCGCAGTCAATATCTTGACTCAAATAAATGTGATTGTTGATTACAGATGTATCAATGGATGTCGTAGAACCTGCATTTATACCAGTTGCAGTTGCAACCATTCCACCTTCAATATCATGGATATGATGTGCTGTAAAATCTGTTACATCTTTTGATATCATAACTGAGCTATTATCGCCCCTGGCTATCCATGTACCAGAAAAAGTTCTCATTTCATGTACGTGCACCAATTCAAAATATATATCAGCCGCCCTTGCAAATAATCCAACGTTCAATAATTTTACTGTTTTTCTAACTGGCAATCCATCATTTTCAGATGCATTTTTTAATCTGATAGCCAATACGGGTGTTTTAACACCAGCAACCAATACTCTATCCGTTATACCGTGAGAAGTAGAGAATTCTAGACCAGGTATTGCATACCCACCTTCAGATGCAACAGCCGCGCATATTTGTTCTAATGTCGAAGAGGAAGATGTTCCAGTAACATTCTCAATCTCATATCGGATTGGCAATGTAGGCGTCCTCATATAAACACCAGTTGTCATATTTGCATGGTTAAATTCATGAATATATATCAGTTTGCCATCAATATTCAAACCAAATCTAATTCTACCAACTCCTAACCATTGAAAATCTAATACACTAATTTGACTTTTTGTTATATCGAGTTTTACACCTGAAGGATTTCCATGTTCAATACCATTACCTGATAGATTATCTAAATTCCAATCAGCTTGTGATACCAATAAATCAACAACACTTCCTGAAACATTAGAACGCACCAACAATTTTGTTATCAATTCATCTTGTACGATACCAATACCATTCAAATTATCACCATACATCACAGTTTGTTTCAGACCAAGTTTAGGTACATTGAAGACTTGTGTTGTATTCACCAACTGAGAATAGCCGGAAATATATGGAAAATAGCGATATGTCTGACGTATAACTTTTTGTCCTTGTAACATTCCAAGCTTGAGTGCAACAGATGCGCGATTATATTGATATTCAACATGAGCACCAGTATCAATTGATGATATAGTTGCTGAACCTGTTGCTGTTGTTATTGTTTCGCCAAGTGTAAATGAATTATCAATTGTTGAATATGTAAATGAAGTAGGACTATCAATTGATGTTATGGTGCCATAATATTCAGATGTTGAACCAGTAAATTTTTGACCTGGACTGAATGTACCAGTGACAGCACTATGTATCATTACACACCCTGTTAGGCGCTCGTCCCATAAATGATGATTCTTTGATGAAAGAAACTTATTATCAAAGAGCCCAAATGGCTGAGATACTCTATGTCTACCGAATGCATCTAGTGCATCACCTGATGATATCATCTCTACAGATGATGTTGCGCCCAGCGCATTTTGAGTAGTCATAAGTTAGACCTTAAGCACTATAAAGCACTTCAAGTTTAGTATTATCGCCGATTGATGTAATATCAACGGAAGCATACAACCAAGCTGGTGCGATTGATTGAAAATCAGAATCTCCATCTACTAACGGATGTGTGACGGTAGCTGCTGGTACCCAGTGTGTCCCATCTAATGATAGGTCAAAGTTATATACGGCACCGCCAGTTCCAGTAACAAAACTTTGAAGGATAGCAGGAGCACCAGTACTTCTAGGAAGAGTGAATACTTGCCTACCAGTTTGACCAGTTCGTAAGAAATCTACTTCTACGAGTCCTCTGAGGTATGAATAAGGATGAATTGTTGCAATCGTGAATTCAGTTGCTGATGTGACTGTTATTGCACCATCGAGAGTTGCAATCATTGCAGATGAAGGGATTACAGAAACGACATCACCTGTTACTAGATAATGCGGTGTTGATGTTGTGACAGTTAATACATCAGCTAACCATGTAGCTGTGAAATAAATTTGTGTCTTTAATTTTTTGACTTTAGCTGTGCTCATTATTCGATACTCCTTTGTTCGTTGTTAAAAGTGTTACATGTAGCTATTTATTGAATGTCTTAATTACAATGAACCTGAATTGACACCAGCCGAAGCTTGTCTAGCCACAGCTAATGTCGCGGTCGGATTGAATGCTGTATCATCGCTGAATAATATACCGTCAATTTCAGCAGAAGGTGCTGAAAGATATCCGCCACCAAAATATCCTTTTGTAGATGAATTGACACCAGCCAGAGCTTGTGTAGCCACAGCTAATGTCGCGGTCGGATTGAATGCTGTATCATCGCTGAATAATATACCGTCAATTTCAGCAGTAATAGGCCCATATCCGCCACCAAAATATCCTTTTGGTATGATATTAACCGCACCATAATAATTTGATAAACTATTCAGCCCACTTGTTGGTATCAATCCAATAATATCGGATTGCACATAAGCACCACCTTCATAATATTCACCTAGTCCAATAGGATTGCTTCCACCAAACTCAGTTTGTATTGCTGACAAACTTATCGGTCCTGATGTAGGTAGCGTCATATTATTTATTCTCTATCGCTAGTTTATCCAATTTTACCAATAAAGACGGCTTATCTTTTTGTATAGTCAATAACGATCTGATACTGTCATTAGTAACAGATGCTTGTTTGTCTAATAATAACAAGAAATGTTCCTCTTCTTCAGCTTCAAATTGATCTCTTGTATATGTCGGATATTTTTTGAACTGGGAATATAAACAATTCAATTCTTTTATAGCATCATTGAGCAATTTTTCAGACCATTCTATATTATCTGAAAGTCGCTTCTTCTTGAGATTCAATCTCCTTATTTCAAACTCGTCCGTTTCTTTGGATAGCTTGTAATTTATTTCATCGATGTCAATTTCTCGCTCTTCACATCCAAGTTTATATTCTTTGATTGCTCTTATTTTAGCAAACATACGTAAACCAATTGCTCGATATGCCCTAGCTGGAGTAAGTTGTTCTGCTATGACGAATGTTTCATTTTGGAAGTTTGAATTTTCAAAAGGAATATCAAGGAATGCTCCATTCAACTCTGCAAGCACATCAAATGCAGATTCGCTATCTTTGATTACAATGTTGCTCATTTAACACCTTTCAACATATCAATCTCAACTTTCAACTCTTTGATAGCTTCAATCAATAATGGAACTAATTTCTCATATCTCACTGCCATGTATCCATCTTCTCTTGTCGTAACAACCTCTGGTAACACAGATTCGACTTCTTGAGCTATAACACCAGCCTCAGATATCGTCATGTCTTTATCTTTAGCTAATGAATTCCAATTAAATGTGTTGCCAGTTAATGTACATACTTTATTCAATGCATCTGATATTTGAACAATATTAGTCTTTAGACGAGCATCAGATGTAGCGTATGCGGTAACATCGCCACCCACATTTAATGCACCACCTATACCAGTACCACCAGATACAATCAACGCGCCTGTTGTTATAGTTGTTGATGCTGTCGTATTAGAAATTGTTGTAGCACCAGTCAATGTACCACCGGTTAGAGCTAATGCACCGATTTCAGCCAAACTCCATGAGATAGCAGCAGAACCGTCAACAGATTTACCTGTTAAACCAACTGTCAGTGTTCTAGCTGTTCCCAATTTGCTGTTGTGATTGCAGCTGAACCATTAAATGATGTACCGTTAATCAGTCTTGCTGTCTGTAATGTCGTAGCAGTAGTAGCATTGCCAGTTAAAGCACCAGAAAATGTCGGAGCAGTAGGTGTGCCTGTAAATGTAGGTGAACCATTAAATACGATAGAACCTGTACCGCTTTCATCTGTAATAAGTGCACTCAATTCAGCAGATGAGAGTGAAAATATGTTAGATGATTTTATCTTAGTTGTCATTTATTGTTTCCTTAAACACATTTTTACCATGAGATTGCTTCAACATCTGCAACGGTTGTTGCCTCACGAATTGCTTTTTTCAGCGCTAGCTTCTTGTCGAACAGTGGTTGATTACGCATAATAATGTTGCTGCGCAGTACAGCAAATTGGACATCAGTCAGCGGCACTTCGATGTTGTCAATATCGTACCAGCCGATTCCAGCACCGACAGGAAGTGCACTAGCAACCTGCGTCATTAGCTCGACAGAGCCTGCATCGGCTTGGAAGACATGGCCCGCGTAGGTTATTGGAGATTCTTTTTCGGTGGTGTAGGTGGAATCGATGAGGCCAATCTGCTTGGCTCGTACTTCCTCAAGCGTAGGGGCACGAAGTACATCAGCCTCTGCCTGTGTAATTTTCACACATCCAACTGGTAGCAGATGCAGAGCAGCACCGTCCATGTCATCGTGGATGTTTCCATTGTAGTCTTTGTGTAGTGCCATGATTTTGTCCTTTAATTAACGAAGCTCGGTCCAGGTTTTTCCGGCATTATATTGCATATCTACCCTATAAGAAGCATTGTGAGGAACAATAAACGTAAGCGACCCCGTGCCCCTAACTGCATAAATCTGTTCGCGATTAACTAATAGGCCATTAACATACCCATACGAAGTTGAGCCTGTTGAACCACTAGTTCCTGAACTTGCACTGACGGTAATTGGCCTACCAGTAGTATTATAGTATGTCGTTCCTGCCGCTCTACTCGCGGCTACATTCTGCCAAGTCTGTCCATAGCCAATACTGCTCCCAGCCCATGTACTTAATGCAGTATTCTCAACATTGCCTAAACCGAGATATGTTCGTATTGCACCAGTATTACTACAATATCTAATAAAATTATTTGTTGTATTATTGACACGATATGCAATTGCTCCGGAAATAGTAGCACTATTTGCATATTCTGCCCTATATAAACGAGCCGTAATATCACCTGTTCCACTACGATAAGCAATAGTATTAGCTGTTGCTAATGTAGTAGGATTATTAAATCCTGTTATACCAGCAGAAGTACCTGTTGTATTTTGATTACCAGAAACATTTACACCAGGTAGATTTATATTAGCAGAACCGTTAAATGAAACACCACCAATGGTTCTTGCTGTCTGTAATGTCGTAGCAGTAGCAGCATTACCAGTTGTATTTTGATTACCAGAAACATTTACACCAGGTAGATTTATATTA